TATATATTTACCGCCTATTTCAGTTAAGTCAGTACCTATACCGTTGTTTGTACCGCTTAGATAATCTGGAAACTGTGGAATGTTTATTGTATCGTTTGGTATCCATGTTAATACCTTATTGTAATTTGCCATTTTTATTTTTGTTTAAATATATTACTTGCTTTTTCAGTCGTTCGTCCACCGAAATAGGCTAAAACGACCGACATCATTATTTTCTCGAAAGTATCATTCCATAACTCATTTATATGAAATGGTAGTGTTTCTATACTATCTAAAATTCCAGCCATTGAAAATATAACTATACACCACACTAATACTAGTGGGCGTACATTTTTACTTAGCCATGAATCAGACATAGAATCAGCTTTCCATCTAGACGTGATAGCTTCTATTTCTTTTGTTTGTTGTTCGTAAATTAATTGTTGGAGTTTTATTTTATCTTCAGCTGGTGCATCTGATTTAGCAATAGCTGCTATAGCTTCTTTGGGAGAAGTAACACCTTGTAATACGTTTCCTAATGTAGGATTAATTACAGACGCTGCGCCAAACAATAATTGTCCAACGGTTGTATCTTTGAATTTCTTTTTACTCATTTTACTTTTGAATAAGCTTCATTTTCCCATGGTAAAGCAGAATCACCTTCTTTCATTTTAGATCTTGGA